ACCAGCACAAGGAAGAGTTGTATTCACAGCATCTGATAGTATTAAAATTGCAACTGGTGTAACTGTTGTTGCATCATCTACAACAGGAATAAATGGTGGTGATGGTTTTCAAACTACGGATGTAGGAAGATTAATTAGAATAGCTAGTGGGTATGGAAAGATTACAGCAAGAGCTGATACAACAAATATTACAATAGAAATATTACAAGCATTAGGTTCTTCTGCAGCTACAGCAACATGGTCATTAGGAGCATTTTCAGATACTACAGGTCATCCATCTTGCGTAACCTTTTTTGAACAACGATTAGTTTTTGCCGCAACATTAAATAATCCGCAAACAGTTTATTTTTCTAAATCAGGTGATTATGAAAACATGGATGAAAACAGAGGTGGTACTGTAGCAGATGATGATGCAATTATTTATACCATTGCATCAAACCAAGTAAACGCAATTCGTTTTATGACTGCAACAAGAACTTTAATTATTGGAACAGCTGGAGGTGAGTTTGCTGTATCTGGTGGAGGTACAGATGTTGCAATTACACCTACAAATATTCTAATTAAAAAACAATCTAACCATGGTGCAGCAAATGTAGATGCGATCCCTGCAGGAAACGCTACATTGTTTTTACAAAGAGCCAAAAGAAAATTAAGAGAACTAGCTTATAACTTTGATGTTGATGGTTATGTATCTCCAGACTTAACTATTCTTGCAGAACATATCACTGAAGGTGGACTATCACAAATATCATATCAACAAGAACCTAATCAAATTATTTGGGGTGTAAGAGATGATGGTCAATTAGTTGGTTTAACATATCAAAGAGAACAACAAGTAGTTGCTTGGCATAGACATAAGTTTGGTGGCACATTTGGTTCTGGAGATAGTGCTACTGGTTTTGGTGTTTGTGAAAGTGTAGCAACAATACCA